CACAGACTAGGAGCACCGGACTCGCAGACAAAAAGATGGTGAATGACACGATCAATGAATTCATTGAAACTGTCACAACACCTAAAAAAGTTGAGGTCAATGATGTCCTGATTGAGGCAATCAATGAGGTAGTCACTGACCTAGTATTCGACGCAGATTCGACATCTCCCCATTTTAGGGCGTCGATGTCGACATCTGCTTGTAGAGAATCATCTCGCAAGAACGAAGGGAAGTTTGGTCATCTCAAGGAGTTGACCAGACAACGCATCATTCCTACATCCGAGTTACCCGTTCCTGGAGTACAGGGCGGGGGAATCGGAACTCCACTTTGGTGGAGAGCATTCAGAAAGGCGAAAAACCGAGATGCTGACGTGTTTAGTGTCAACATAGCGGGAATTCGCGAAAATGGTAAATGTAGAGTGGTCACCAGTGGCTCATTCTACAAAGATGTTCTTTTACAACCGTTTTCCCATCTCACTATTGAGATGGCAAAATGTAATCCTATGCTTTCGCAAGGGTTCCAAGCTGCTAAGCTCGGTTGGGAATTTATTATGTCGATAAATAATCTCGACCCCGTTAGGGGGGAGATATTATTCGAAGATGAGGTGGAGGCTCTGTCTTTCGACTTAACGAAAGCGACAGATGGACCTGCACACGAACATGGAAAGCTCGTCATGAGACCGCTCCTAGAAAGGATGGGTCTGAATGAGGAGATTATTGAGGTTATCCTCGATGTATGGGTTGGAAACAAACACCTATACAAAGATGGAAAATACATTGGCGAGATGGAGAGGGGAATCCCAATGGGAGACCCACTCACCAAAACAAACCTTTCACTAGTACATCCGATTGCTAGTCTTTACGCGAAGAAAAAGATTAGTAGAAGGATCACAGTAGTCGGCGTCGGAAACGGGGACGACGGCAATCAAATTGCCGCCGGGCCGTACCGAAAAGACTATTTCAAGTATTTCCTCGAGGGGTGTACCCTCTTGGGATACGAGATATCACAAGATGACACTTACATCACAGAAGATTGGATAACCTACTGTGAAGAAGTGTACAGAATTCCTATTGATCGATTCCACACTGTGCTTAACAGCTGTCGAATCGACGACTCACGAATATCCCCGTACCTCGATCATCCTAAAGGTAGGTTGATCGTTGATACGAGGAAAGACAGGCAAGATTTCAGCTCCGATCCAAAAGGGAAATATACCCTACTTGGAAAGGAGTTGGAATGGCAAATGAAAGAGAGGACGAATGGAGTTAGATTTCTCTATTCCATATCGTCCGCATGTCAAGACATAGGTCTAGGGCTTAAAGACAGGTACGAACCTGTGTTTTTGCCAAGACAAATATTTGGAACTGGGAAGCCACCACCCAATTGGGACGTGACTTCCTGGTTTAATGCTATCAAATCACAACGTCCATACCCGAGATGGGTAACGATCGAAGCGATGAGAGAGACTATTGGAGAGTTGAAACCGAACCTTACCTCGGTGAGAGGTGTAGTTCGTGATCAACCACATTTTAGTGGTGAGGGCGTTCTCGAGACCATGACGATCCCTGAGAACGACCCCATCAAAGAGTACCGCGTGATCAAGAAGGACGATTGGGATTTATTCCCAACCGGCGTCCTCGACAAACTAATCAGTGGAGGGATGCTAGTCAGAGAGTCTAAACTTTCTGGCTGGTATCTTTTCCATAAACGCATGAGCGGAATTCTTGACGAGAACAGTGACCTGTTCGAAGTCTTGAAATCCATGAGTAATGAAGTTCGAGAGTATCCTGATGATGAAATCATGAGGGTGCTCAAGAAATTCTCAAGTCGTTATTCAAGGCGACCTTGGACATTAAAACAAATGTTTAAGGAAGACTTGTATCTCAATTCGATCGAGCGAATAATGGCAGATGCTGATCCTCTAAAGGTCAACATGCCAGAGTTCACTTATCTTAATCGGTTCAAGCGAAAGCCACCGCCTGATACTCCTTATAGGAGATTCATGGCTGAGCTTTCCGTTTGGTTTGATGACAACTATGAAAATGTCCTGTCGGGCGTTCAATTTGAACTACCGCCAAGACAGATTATAGAAGACGACGACGTGATTGTAATGGCGATTAGCCAAAGTGATCAAATCGTTCACGTAATTATAACTGATGATGTCCGACTTTGTAG